AAGGGTTGCCCGCCCCGGTCAGCGGTGGTGGCACGACCTTCCTGCAGGCCAGGACCGCCAACGAGGTGCTGAAGGCGCAGGAGCGCAAGCTGAAGCTCGCCCAATTGAAGGGAGAGTTGATCGACCGCAATCGCGCGGTGGGGCTGGTGTTCCGGCTGGCGCGGGAGGAGCGCGATGCCTGGGTGACCTGGCCCGCGCGGGCCGCGGCGCTGATGGCATCGGAACTGGGGGTCATGATCGCGGATCACGGAGTGCTGGAGCCCGCCATGATGCAGAAGGTTCTGGAAGCCCATGTCCGCGCCCAACTCGAAAGCCTCGCCGAGGTCCGCATCGATCTTCGCTGACGGCATGGACGGATCGGCGGCATTTGACGGTGCCGAAGATCTTCTGCGATCCTGGGGTTTGGGCATCAGGCCCGATGCCGATCTGACGGTGTCGCAATGGGCCGATGCGCACCGGATGCTGGGGTCGCGCGCCAGCGCCGAGCCGGGACGCTACCGCACGTCGCGCACGCCCTACATGCGCGAGATCATGGATGCGTTGTCGCCAAGCTCTGCCGTCTAGCGCGTCGTGTTCATGAAGGCGGCACAGGTTGGCGCGACCGAGGCCGGGAACAACTGGATCGGCTTTGCGATCCACCAGGCGCCGGGCCCGATGCTTGCGGTGCAGCCGACCGTGGAACTGGCCAAGCGCAATTCGCGCCAGCGGATCGATCCGCTGATCGAGGAAAGCGCCGCCTTGCGCGAACGGGTCAAACCGGCGCGGTCGCGCGACGCGGGCAACACCATGCTGTCCAAGGAATTCGCGGGCGGCATCCTGATCATGACCGGGGCGAACTCGGCGGTCGGGCTGCGCTCGACCCCGGCGCGCTACATCTTTCTGGATGAGGTCGACGCCTATCCGGCTTCGGCCGACGAGGAAGGCGATCCGGTCAGCCTTGCCGAGGCGCGGTCGCTGACCTTCGCCCACCGGCGCAAGGTGTTTCTGGTCTCGACCCCGACGATACGGGGCCTCAGCCGGATCGAGCGCGAGTACGAGGCCAGCGATCAGCGCCGGTTCTTCGTGCCATGCCCGCATTGCCACCAGTTTCAGTGGCTGAAGTTCGAGCGGCTGCGCTGGGAAAAGGCGCGGCCCGAGGCTGCCGAATATCGCTGCGAGGGCTGCGAACGCCCCATCGCGGAACACCACAAGACGGCGATGCTGGAGGCCGGCGAGTGGCGCGCAACCGCTGTCGCCGCCGATCCTGGCACCGTCGGCTATCACCTCTCGGCGCTTTATTCGCCGATCGGCTGGCTCAGCTGGGAGCGGATCGTGCGGGCATGGGAGGCAGCGCAAGGCTCGGACGAGGCGATCCGGGCGTTCAAGAACACCATCCTTGGCGAGACTTGGGTCGAAACCGGGGAGGCACCGGACTGGTCGCGGCTTTATGATCGCCGCGAGGCGTGGAAGCCGGGCTTCGTTCCGGCAGGCGGGCTGTTCCTGACTGCGGGGGCCGATGTGCAAAAGGACCGGATCGAGGTTGATGTCTGGGCCTGGGGCAGGGGTGGGACAAGCTGGCTGGTCGATCACATCGTCATCGACGGCGGGCCTGATCATCAGGGCGCGTGGGCGGAACTGACCAAGCTGCTGGACCGGACATGGACGCATCAGAACGGTGCGCATCTGCGGCTGGCAAAACTCGCCGTCGATACCGGCTATGAGGCTCCGGCCGTTTACGCCTGGTCGCGGCGGCAAGGGGTGGCGCAGGTTGCCCCGGTCAAGGGCGTCGAAGGGTTCAATCGCTCCAGCCCGGTATCGGGGCCTACTTACGTCGATGTGACCGACGCGGGCAAACGCCTGCGCCGGGGCGCGCGGCTGTGGACGGTGGCGGTTTCCACCTTCAAGGCGGAGACCTACCGCCACCTTGGCCTGCCACGCCCGACCAAGGAAGAACTGGCCGAGGGGGTGCAGTTTCCGCCCGGCACAGTGCATCTGCCCGATTGGGTGGACAGCGAATGGCTGAAACAGCTGGTGGCCGAGGAACTGGTCACCGTGCGCACCAAGCGCGGCTTCGCACGGCTTGAATGGCAGAAATTGCGCGAGCGTAACGAGGCGCTGGACTGCCGGGTCTATGCCCGCGCCGCCGCCTGGATCGTCGGGGCGGACCGCTGGTCCGAGGCGCGCTGGGCCGATCTGGAGGCGCAGGTGGCTGGGGACAGCAAGGCCGAGGGGAGCCACGACAAGGCCGCCGCCGGATCCATCCGTGCCGTGCGCAGTCCCGCGCGGCGCAGGTCTGTGGCGTCGAATTACATGAGGTAGACATGGCCACTATCGCAGAACTGAAGTCCCGTCGCGAGGCACTGGCGACCTCGCGCTCCAGCGGTGTGGCGCGTGTCAGTTATGACGGCAAGACCGTGGACTACCGTAGCCTTGCCGAGATCGACCGGGCAATTGAGGTGCTGGACCGCGACATTGCGACTGCCGAGGGGCGAAAGATCATCCGGCAGGTGCGCGTGACCACCACCAAGGGGCTGTGACGCATGGGCTGGCTTCACGCTTTTCGCCGCCGGGGAACCGGCGGCCCTGTCGCTGTGCGCGCGCGGCTTGACGGGGCGATGTCGCAGCGCCGATTGCGGGGCTGGCAGCCGCCGTTGGAGAACATCAACTCGCTGGTCGCGTCGGGTGGCCCCCGTCTGCTGGCGCGGTCGCGCGAGCTTGTCGTGACCAACGGCTATGCCGCCAATGCCTGCGAGGCGTTCGCGTCAAACCTGGTGGGCGACGGGATCAAACCCTCATCGCTGATCGAGGATCCGGCCCTGCGCGACCGGGTGCAGCGGCTCTGGCTCGCCTGGACAGACGAGGCCGATGCCGATGGGCTGACCGATTTCTACGGCTTGCAGGCGATGGTGGCGCGCGAGATGTTCGTCGCCGGTGAATGCTTCGTGCGGCTGCGTCCGCGCTGGGCCGAGGATGGGCTGCTGGTGCCGATCCAGTTGCAACTGCTGCAATCAGAGATGCTGCCGTTTGACGCCACCGAGACTGCGCCCAACGGCAATCGCATCCGCTGCGGTATCGAGTTCGATGCCATCGGGCGGCGCCAAGCCTATCACTTCCGCCGCCGCCATCCCGGCGACAGCACCGATCAAGGCATGGTCACATCTGAGACCGTGCGTGTCCCGGCCGAGGAGGTCCTGCACATCTACCGCCCTATTGATGCGGGTCAGATCCGGGGCCTGCCGCATGTAGCACCGGCGATGGTGCGGCTGTTCCTCTTGGACCAATACGACGACGCCGAACTCGACCGGAAGAAGACGGCGGCGATGTTCGCGGGCTTCATCACCAAGACAGCACCCGAAGAGCAGCTGATGGGGGAAATCGAAGCCACTGATGACAGTGGCGCAACCGTCAGTCTTGAGCCGGGCACTTTGCAGGTGCTGCTGCCTGGCGAGGATGTGAAGTTCTCCAGCCCCGCCGATGTTGGCGGTGGCTATGAGGCGTTTCAATACCGGACGCTGCTTTCGGTCTCGGCTTCGCTGGGGCTGCCCTATCACCTCGTCACCGGCGATGTGCGGCAGGCCAACTATTCCAGCCTGCGCGCCGAACTCGTGGAGTTTCGTCGCCGCGTCGAGCAGTTGCAGCACGGGGTCATCGCGCATCAGCTGTGCCGCCCGGTCTGGGCGCGCTGGCTGGAAACGGCGGTGCTGGCGGGGGCGCTGGACCTGCCGGACTTCGCCCGGTCGGCCGCGCGCTATCGCCCGGTGAACTGGATCCCGCCGCGTTGGGACTGGGTCGATCCCCTGAAGGACATTCAGGCGCAGGTGCTGGCGATGGAGGCCGGGATCATCTCGCGGCGCAAGGTGGTCGAGGCCACAGGCTACGATGTCGAGGAAATCGACCGCGAGAATGCGGCGGATGCCAGGCGGGCGGCGGAACTGGGTCTGCACTACCGCACCAGCCCCGGCGAGACGCAAGGGGCGCGGGCGACGCCGCAAACCCTGCCGGAAAACGATGCGTCCGGATCCGACACACAACAGGAGGCGTAAGCCGATGAACAACTGGTACACGATCCGCGCCCAAAGCTCCGGCGCGGAGGTGGTGATCTATGACGAAATCGGGGCTTACGGCGTCTCGGCCAAAGGGTTTCTGGCCGAGCTTGGCGCATTGCCGGATGGCACGCCACTGGCCGTGCGGTTGAACAGTCCGGGCGGTTCGGTTTTCGACGCGGTCGCGATCTACAACGCCATCAAGCGCCATTCCGGCACGGTCACGGTCTGGATCGACGGCATCGCCGCTTCGGCCGCCTCCTATATCGCCATGGCGGGCGACGAAGTCGTCATGCCGGAGAACGCCTTCCTGATGATCCATGATCCGGCCGGCATGGTCATGGGCACCGCCATCGACATGCGGGCGATGGCCGAGGCGCTGGACAAGATCAAAGGCAGCCTGCTTCAGGGCTATGCCGCCAAGTCCGGACGGACGCAGGAAGATATTGCCCCCTTGATGGCGGCAGAAACCTGGCTCGATGCCAAGGATGCGCTGGATCTTGGCTTTGCCGACCGCATTGCAGAACCGGTCCGCATCGCTGCGCGATTCGATGTGGGGCGGTTCCGCAATGCTCCGCCTGTGCTGGTGGAGGGTGCCGGTGAGGAGGCTGAGGATGAAGCTTCGGGCACTGCGGAAGCAGATGTTGACCCTGCGCCAGAGGGGTCCGTGTCCGACGACGATGCGGAAAGTGTCGCGGGGAACGACGACCTTGTGAACGATGTTCGGCTCTCTGCCGAATCCGATCCGCCCCCCGATCCCGGCGCGCTGCCGCTGGCAGCAGATGCCGCCACCATGCGCGCCGACGTCCTCGCCCATGCCCGCGCCGTCGTGGATCTCTGCCGTCTCGCCGGGCAGCCGCAAATGGCGGGGCAGTTTCTTGAACGTGACGCCGGTCTCGACGAAGTCCGTGCAGCCCTCCTGGCCCTCCGTGCCGAGACGGAACTCGACATCTCCGCCGCCCATCCGCAACCCGGCCGCCCCTCTGGCGCGCGCCCCTGGGGCGATGTCATCGCCCGCACCTTCCGTCTGAAAGGATAGACCCATGCCGATCCTCACCGAAACCCCGCACGCGGGCGGCTTCCTCGTCTGGGAAGCGTTGCGCGACTATTGCCGCAGCACCGTCATTCTTGCCTCCGGCAACCTGCAACCCGGCACCATTCTGGGCAAGATCACCGCCTCGGGCAAATACGCGGCCCACGATCCCGCCGCCTCGAACGGCACCCAGACGGCAGCCGCCATCCTCTGGGACAGCGTCGATGCCAGCGGCGGCGACAAGAATGCCGTCGTGCTGCTCCGCGGCCCCGCCATCGTCAACCAGCATGAGATCACCATTCCCGGCACGCCCACCGCGCCGCAGATCGCCGCCGCCCATGCCGCGCTGCTGACGCTCGGCATCCTCGTTCGCTAACCCCAAAATCAGGAGGCACCCCATGGCCACCATGGACATCTTCGAAGGCGATGCCTTCTCGATCATCGAACTCACCCGCGCGTTGGAAAACATCCCCTACAAACCCGCCACGCTGTCCGGGTCGGGACTGTTCGGGCCGCGTGGCGTCCGCTCGCGCACCGTGGTGATCGAGAGCCGTGACGGCACGCTGTCGCTGATCCCGTTCTCCGAACGCGGCTCGGCTTACGACCCGCAGACCCCGGAACGTCGCGACGTGCGGGCCTTTGTCTGCCGCCAGTTCAAGAAACAGGACGTGATCTGGGCCTCGGAAATCCAGCAGGTCCGGGATTTTGGTAGCGAGTCCGCCACCCAGCAGGTGCAGGCCGAAGTCGCCCGCAAACTGGGCCGCCTGCGCAACGACGCCGAGACCACCTTCGAGTATCACCTCTTCAACGGCATCCAGGGGCTGGTCAAAGACCCCCGCGACGGGGCGACGGTGGTGAACTACTTCACCGAGTTCGGCATCGTCCCGGCAACGGAAGTGGACTTCGACCTCGACAACGCCACTCCCGCCTCGGGTGCACTGCGCAAACGCTGCCAGGCGCTGATCGAAAGCGTCGAGGATACGATGGGCGGCCTCGCCACCGGTGCCATCGCGCTGCGCGCCGAATGCGGCTCGGCCTTCTTCGCCGATCTGGTGGCCCACAAGGAGGTGCGCGAGACCTACCTCAACACCGCAGCCGCCGCTGATCTGCGCTCGCGCATCGCCGACGAAGTCAGCTTCGGCGGCATTACCTTCCGCCGCTATCGGGGCGGGGCGGGTTTTGGCGTCGCCACCGACAAGGCGGTGTTCTACCCCGAGGCCGTCGAGGGGCTGTTCGAGATCTACCACGCTCCCGCCGACACGTTCGAGACGGTGAACACGCTGGGCCAGCCGCTCTACGCCCGCATGATCCCCGACCGGGATCGCGACGAGTGGGTCCGCCTCGAGATCGAGTCGAACCCGCTGCCGATATGCACCCGGCCGCAGGTGCTTCGGTCTGCACGGCGGACGTAAGCCGTTAGACGGTGACTTCGTACCTTTCCTGTAACGCAGCGAGATGCGGGGCCAACCAAGTGGCGGGCCCGGCATCATGCCATGTGCGCCAGAGTTCCGGATAGCTCATCGCCCGAAACTCTGGCGTCGACCCGGCCACGCGTTCCGCAAAGGTCATTATTTCTTGTCTGTGGGCCGCGAATTCCGGAGCCGCATCCGGGTTGGTGGGTTCCCAATACAGATACAGCAGAGTCACATGCCGATCTCTGAAGCAGCGCGTTAATCCGAACGCATGCTTGATCAGCTGAGCTGCGTCCAGCCGGACGTAGCTTTCTGGGGCGTCGACAAGTCGGAGCATTTCGCGGAAATATCCTTGATGACGCCGATCATCGTGAATTTGTTCGGCATATGCTGAGGAAAAGGCCGCTCGGTGCCTCGCAAGATACTCGGTGAGTTTGGACTCGATCCCGACCACCTTGGCAGGACCCGACAGAAGCACATCTAGATTTGGTGCGCGACCGCCGCGAAGGCCTGTCGGGCACTTCTGTTCGAATTGCAGCGTATCAAAGGGGCCGAGGCACGGCAGAGTCAAATCTGCGGTCCGGTTCCGAAAAGGGGCGAAACAGTTGACCGCCAGCCCCGACGACGAATGTGCGGCTCGAAACTTGGTCTGAAGTTCGTTGCCATCCCCAGCCTGCAGGTCAGCCTCGAAATCGTCCGTCATGACCAGTGGCAAGAGCGTATCGCGAAAATCGGGGGCATAGCCTTTGTCGTCGATCAAGATGTCGGGTCGTTGTCGCGCAAAGGCTGCCCTCAGCTTCGTCAGGGCCCGGCTTCGAATCGGGCTCTTTCCGAGTGAAATCCTTTCCATGAGATTAGGGTCTGTTGACGTTCATTTCAATCTTATGACGGTGGCGGTAAGGGCGATGAAGGCAGCGTAGCTTGTGTCGGTTTTGCAGCATCGCATGGCGATCCCT